CGTTATTTATTACGCAACAAGATTATCTCAAGTTGCAGGACCAGAAGTCCAGACCAAACCTGAAGAGCTTTCGAAAGCACTCTGATTATATGATCCAGTTCCTCTGATCAATTCTACTACTAAATTATTTATAGCGCTCCTTATAGCTACCGTCGCGTCGTCTACTCTACGAGTAGCATCTAACGTTTCAGCAGTTGTAGGGTTCGCCTGATTTTCAACCTCTATTATTCTATTCCTAGTATCAAAAGCACCTAATAGTGCAGTTACTAGAGGATCTAGCACCGAATTGTACCTATACACCTTAAAGTCATTGGCAGGAAACCTGACAGTGACCTGTGGTGACGGTTTCCACACTTCGCTAAACTGTCGTTGGACGACAGTTCTTGCTTGTTGTGTTTGGAACTGATTACCTAACGCATTAGTACATAAATTAATTAACTCAATCGGGTCGGCCCATGCAGATGACAAATACACAAACTGAGAAGGAGTTGTAATTGTATACGACATACTTAAAACGAGTCTGATTCGGCGTCAATAGCCTCCGAATCATCATCGATTAAAGCATTTCTTTCATATACTCCTCCATAATTTCTATCCTTTCCTTTATTCATCTTCGGCACAGACCGATCAACACTATCAACTTTAACCTTCTTTCCATTATTCTTTTTTGTGGTTCGAGATCGAAACTTCGCAAGTCTGACAGACATCGGAACGTCCTCCATGAACTCATCAACAACTTCTTCGGTGAGTTCCATGGGTCCTCCATCTTTCACAGTCGTGATTTTCTCCCTCAAACCCAATTTTATGTTATTTCTATAAACAATACACACGGACACAAATTCCAACGAAAGCGGACAGAAACCCGCTGACATTCTAACATTTCTAATATTAACTAGAACTTGCCACACGTTCTTCATCGCATCCTGAGCGGTTATTGCGTAGTTCGGGACAACCTTGAACTGAAACCTTTTCTTTGCAGCAGCGGTGTAGTAAGATGCTAAAGTAGCCTCATCTGCTCTTTCCATTCTTTTGTCCACCAGACATACACTGACACCGCCTCTACAATTGTCGGGCAAATTCCACTCACCTGTGACCACCAGGCCAGCGAGACAAACATATCCATTTTCGATGAGCTTCACACCTTTGAGTAGGTTAACTTCGGATAACGACTCATTTTCATGTACCATTATCTTATCAACCTTGGAGCACATAACACTTTTAACCGGTGTAAACATTGACGGCAACAATTTCTCCATTTTCGTCAAGTCAATAAACTCACCAACATTCACCTTTCCATTAACAACTAGAGCCATCTAGAAACAAACTTCTGAAAAGAACTTTATCTGACAGATACTTTACCAAACTTTTATAAACAAACGAACCTGCCGGGGCGGTTTTATGAACCTCCCAGATCGCGTCGTCCAATTGCGTGTAGTACGCGCAATTGTTCAACGAAACAGCAACATCACAAAGGGACCTCCTGAATTCCTCTAAATGATCCCAATCCTTGATGTGTTTAGCACCGAGCTTAGAGATCAACTTTAGAGGGTCGTAATAGACAATGCACCCTCTGTCGTGATGTATCACGTACCTTCCACAAAAGTATCCGTATTGCTTTTTGAACAGTTTTGCTTCAAAATTCCACATAAGATTCGCCGCTTGCTGTACATCAGGGAACTCGCATCCTTTCGGAAAATAAAGCAAACTATCATCCCCGCAAAAGGCGCCTTTGATTATTTTCTCCATAGGAAGCATTGAAGCTAAGCATGCAGCGATGATCACTGTATTCCCAATGAACGTGGTGACGTCACCGCTCTTCCTCTGGTACCATATACAGGTTTTAATTCCTGCGGTATAGTCCTTGAGGGTGGTCTTCCTGTGACCTTGTTTCCAAACTTCTCCCAAAAAATCTTCGAACCCTAGTCTCCGCCAGATTTCGTACTCAACAGCGCAATGAAATTCATTTTGAGATTTGTCGTACTTCGAAATATCAAGCTCCAAAACATCCATTGGCACATGACTATCAAGGTCTCCAAAGAATTCCTCGATTTGTGCCGGCGTTTTTCTTGTGAAGAACAAAAATCTGCTTGAATCCACGCTATCGAGTAACTGTCTAGTTAACTCACTGAACAAAGGGCCGAAAATTGCGTTGATCTTTTTCGAATGGTACACAATCGTTTGCAGAGCTGGATACTCCGTTTGAATGGACGTGTCCAGTTTCTGCTTAGGTTGTGCTTTTATCATATGCCTGTACTGATCAACCGCTGGCAAGTCAACAAAATCGAAATCAGCAAGTTGGCCAATGGTTGCTTGCTCTTGTTTTTCTAACCATCTATTGAGAGACTCTCTACTGAACAAAGAAACATTTTTATTTGGTTTTCTCTTTTCTTTAAGTAAATAACTATCAAAAAACTTGTCTACAACTAAAGATGCAGTATTCTCGATATCTACAATTCCAGACAACTCGGGTGCATTAAAGTTTCTCTTTATCATTGCCACTAAGTTTTCCAATAGTCCAGTCTGGCGCGGCATTTCAGCGGCCGTTCGTACCATCGGTATCAGTGGAATGTTTGAATCCTTCGGAGCAGCAACAGACTTGGACATGTCCAATATGCAATCTTTGACATTCAATGAAATGTCAGTCAACCTCATAGTCACAGCATCATAATTATTCATCATGGTACTATTCCCAGGGAGACACTTATCATAGTAAAATTGCATATCGGAAATATCGCCAGTCTTCGGAGCGGCCACAAAAAGATTAGAACCTTTAAACACCGAGTCTATCTGTAATTGCTATTGCGTGCCTGCATCTACTTTGTACATGTCTAACAAGTAAGTACTAAGCTTTTCTAAATCTCTAATAATACTAACTAAAGGATCCATCACAACAGTGTAGTACTTGAGTGAACAAGTGTGCCTTGAAAGAGCAACCAAAACATGAGGACTGTCACTAGAGATGATCGAGACAGGAGTAGGGGTCAACCTCACAAGAGACACATCACTATACGTCTCACCTTGCACCTCATGTACAGTATGTACATCAGAGTACCCTCTCGAAAGTAGAGCTTCCTTGTCGGACTGAGTGAAGGTTAAGACCTTACCGTGCAAAGGCTTGGAGATTGGATTAATGGTCGCCGCACCACTCACCATCTCTTGGGATACTGATTTCTTGACAGACGAAGTGCTCATCACAAACCCTTCATACCTTTTGTTCAAATAGTGAGTGACGTCGGCAGGACAACGCAAAGTAGTTCTGCGTGTCTCCACTTCGTCCACTTCCAGTTTAGCAAAATGGGCTGGGTATGGGAAACCTGTGACTCTGTTGATATATGGAATTTGCTGCGTGTCTCCGTAAACATATGCAATATCGCACAAAGACATAGACACGAGAAAATTCACACAACCAGTGTGCAACATCAAACCTTCGTCGATGAACAACCTCTTGAACTGACAGCGTGCAACTTTTCCGTAATTCATCATGAAAGAATCAACGGTCCTTACATTGTCCTTCGTGGCTACGATAACTCCTGAGGCGTTCGCACGTCTCTTGATCATTTCAGCAGCTTGCTTCCCGGGTACTAAGATCAAATCCTCTTCAAAATTGACTCTCGAAAGGATTTCTTTGGTTTTTCCACACCCTGGGACGCCGTCCACAAGTACAACTCTTGCAGTGCTAACTTGTGGTTCACCGTTGTGAAGCAATTTTCTTAGAGTTTTAAGTTTGGCCATATCAGAATAAACGACGGATTCAGAACTGACCGCCACTCTCCTCCAAGAATCGCATGTAACTATCCCTTGTTCATCGTACTCCAAAAGTGCAACATGGTATTTCCTCGCTTGAGTTTCCACCACTCCCCATGCATGACTCTTAGCAGTGGGTTTGATTAGCCATTTCCTTGACACCACGTCGAAGACTCCAAACTTTTGACGGGTTTCGAGATCAATAGCAGCAGTATCCTTTAGGATCTTGACGAGATTCGACACCGCAGCAGATAGTGATGCTACCAGGCTATCGATAAAGTTTTTCATTTGCTGAACTTTAATCGGACCTGTGTACACAATCGAGCTCATCTGTTTGCGAATTAACGACTCTGCCGTTGCCATATGAAACTGCTCCAATGACTCTATTTCCTCGTTCCTTGTATAGGACGACTCCGGATGGTCTCCGATAAGACCTGCTAATTGTAACTCACCCCTTGCCATCGAACCTTTCATGGAGGGCTCTTCCACATCACGAGAGGTAACCACAAGTGCACCTTCTGAAGCCTTCTCTGAATCATGCAAAGCCAATGCGACGTTTGCTTCTGTTGGTTGTTCAAACGTGAGCGTGAGACCACTCTCATTGCTCATCACTGCCACTATAACCTTTGCAGCTGTCATTGGGTCCACCTCCAAATTCTGGCACATCTGGGAAAAAACATCAACATCGAATTTGTCAGACTCTTTTAGAACCGACAGTTCCGAAAGAGCGTTGTACATCACTTCAGTTTCTTCCATCCTTTTCCTTATGTCAAGAGCAGGCATATCCACTGAGGCTTTGTACTCGGTTACCAATCTGTCGTGGAAGGTCACGTAAAGATCAGGCACCCTAATCTCTAAAGCATCACCAGCCACTTTGATTAGTTTCCTATTCAAAAGCCTTTCTTTTATCGACGGGAAAGCACTGCCAAAAGCCAATGAAATCTCATCCCATATATGTTGGCTTACAGTTTTGGGCCCGAGACTGAACTTGCTGATCAACAGATCATCTTTAAGAACTGCAAGTTTTGTATGCAAGAAGAATGTCATGGATAAACTTTGCAAAAGTGACTTGTCAACGTCCCACTCAGACCTTGCAGTTACCCCATTAATGATTACCCTCGACCGAATTGATTCGACGAAGGATAATACATTCGAGTAAGTAAGTGCTTTAGCCTGGTATGTACGTATATGGTTGAGAACAGTAAATACAAAGTCTTTGGACACTAAAACCTCCTTGCGGGTTCTTTTACAGGTTTCAAGAGATATGTCGAACAATGGTACGATGACCATGTCCCTCATTTTTGGAAACCAGTAATTGACTGAAGAGGAATCCTCAAGAAGGATTCTCTCACTGTTGCACATCGCAAGTGTCTTTTTGTAATGCCATGCATCCTCCATTGCAGTATAAAACTGCTCACTATCTACACTCTTGTGCGCCACACCTTTATACAATAAAAAAGTATCTATTCTAGAAAATTTGCAGAACCAGGTGTTAACCCTGGTAACTAAAAACTCCTTCATGTACACCTCCCTATTAGAGGCTGGGAAGTAAGTTTTGCACACATACTTTAGAATATTAGAGTAACTATGGGAATAATTAAGAGTACTCTCAGATGCAAAAGAAAAGGTCAACTTGTCCCCATCACGCGAGAAACACGCGTTAATTTCGTCCAAGTTAACATATGAATCTTCTAGAAGAAGATTTTCAGAGAAGTGGAATGCAGCGTAGCATGTATGAACATTTTTCCTTAGAAGTGCTGCACCAAATTCATCAGCAGGAATATCGTAGATGCTGTGTAGCGCGATGGCATACACTCTGCCAGAGTTCTGGAATTGCTGATGCTCACATGTTTGGAAAGTGTTGTGACAGACAACATCCTGCGGATTTTCCGCATATCTGTCAAAAGCTTCTTTCTGGAAGCTCGGAACGACTTTGTTCCCTCTGTCAAGCCTGGAAAGATATAGTTCAATGCTGTCCTTCTGGCTCTCGTGCCGCATGATGTCGCGGACGTCAAGATTGGGCATGCAACAATGCACGTATGCCCGTCCTTTGAACAGATGCGATGCAAAGTTCCCTCCAATATCGTAAGTCAGTGAACCATACGGAACTTGCATCATCAGGTATTCCAATTCTAATGATCGCAACCCGCCTGCAAGTGAATGCACTGCGTTTTGGGTATTGTAAAATGTTATTTGGAATTCCGGATATGCCCTGGTAGCAATAAGCGTCTGTTCCTCGCTTATCACTTTTGAAAAGTTTATTTTGGGCCTGCGGTCTCGAGCGTTGAACTCTTCCACCGCCGAGTCGTATAAACGACGCTTTGCAAG